ACCGGGCTTGCGCGGAGATTGAGGTTCTTGCCGACCGTAGCCGAGGTCGCCGATGCCTGCGAGGTCGAGATGGTTCCGTATCGCCGCCGCTGGCGCGAGGAATTGAAGCGCCGTGAGGACGAGCAAGAGCGAGCCTTGCGCGCGCGTGCGCTACCCGATGCTCAAGCCGAGAAACGCATCTTGGCTAAGCTCTCCGCTGAGTTAACCGCGACGGCGGACCCCGCGCATCGGAAGGTCGAGATTCCCGCCGTCAGTGAGCACGCCAGGCGCGTCATCGTTGATATCGCCCGCCGTAAAGCCGAATCCATTTCACATGAAACGGAGTCGCCGTCATGAGCGCGGACATCGGCTTTTGGAACGAAGCTCGCACGGCGATGCTGAAAAAACTCCATGAGGATAGATTATCGAACGCGCTAATCGCGGTTGAACTCGACTGCACCAAAGGTATGGTTTCAGGCAAGATCAACCGGCTTGGATTAAACAACGGGTGGGTTCCAAAGATCAGGGCACCACGAAGGAATCAATTCTCGAATCCGCTTGGTCAAAAGGCGGGCGGACAGCGCCGCTTAGGCATTAACGCTGATTGTTGCAATGCCGCGCGCAATGCCGCGCTGAAACCCACCCTCCGCGCCAAGGACCCCGGCATCGAGGCGCATGAGCCTCCGGCCCCGCTAGAATGCAGGCGCATCGGCATCATGGAGCTTACCGATAAGACCTGCCGGTTTCCTCTTGGTGATCCAGGCAAGCCCGGCTTCGCGTATTGCGGCTTGGAGCTCGTCGACGAAAGTCCGTACTGCCACCATCACGACATCATCGCGCACGGCAGGGCAGTATGACCGAGCCCCGCTGGTACGCCGTCCACACCAAGGCGGGGGTAGAATGAAACGCCGAATTCCAGGCTGGGGGTTTACCCGCAAGGAATGGAAAGCGGGGCGGTTATTTTGCATGCGAAATGGAACGCCGGATTGGTGTGACGACAACCGAATGATCTACGTCCCTACGATACCCCGCAATGAGTCTGGCGAGGTCCGTGGTGCGTTGAAATGATGGGAGGGTGAAATGGGATGGCAACCGATTAAGACAGCACCGAAGGATGGGTCGCGTTTCCTGGCTGTGGTAGATGGGGTCGTGCGTTTTGCAGCCTACGGCAAAACCTCACATGTGCTGATGTATGGGTTTTGTTTAGCCGATCAAGGGGCAGAGAATTTTGATTTATGTGAACCAATTTATTGGAGACCATTGCCGGAAATTCCTGGGCCGAATGTTATCGGCGATTTGGCGGACTAAATATGATTTCCTGGTACGCGGCCTACACTCGCTACGGCAGCGAACCTCATGCCGAGGAGCGTCTGAATTGGCAGGGGTTTGAAACCTACCTGCCGCTTTTTAAGAAGAAATTCATCGGCGCGAAGAGGGTCTATTACGAACCTAGGCCATTATTTCCAACCTATATATTGGTTAGGACCGATCTCGGTCGGAACGGCTGGGGTGATATTTTATCCACAGCGGGCGTCCGCAGGTTGATTACGAGCTGTCACATCGAGGATCACAAGATTTCATGGCTGAAATCGCGGGAAAAGAACGGGTATGTCGTATTTGATGACCAACCTAGATTGTGGGTAGGGCAGCGGGTGAAGGTGCTTGAAGGATCGCCTTGGTTTGACAATTTCGGAGAGATACAATACCTAGATGATCAAGAGCGCGCCAAAGTGCTCTTAACGGCGTTCGGGCGGCAGACGCCCGTAGAAATATTATCCTGCCATCTGGAATCGGCCGATAACCAGATGACGGTGAAAGGTGGCCCCATGCCACAAGCGGCCATCAGATAATTCTTTTACATCAACAATTTGTACTTCATAGCAGATGACCTTCGCAAAAGGACAAAGCGGCAATCCTAGCGGGCGCGCGAAAGAGAAACCTTTCCGCGATGCGTTGCGACTTGAGCTTGCGGCTGTAGGTGAAGATCATGCCGGGCTACGCAGAGTAGTGCGCGGTGTAATTGCCAAGGCTGAGGCAGGCGATGTTCAAGCCGCCAATCTGATCGCCGATCGTATCGACGGCAAGGTTGCGCAGCCAGTTGTTGGTGATGACACAGAGCCGCCGATCCAAGTTCAACAAATAGAGCGTCGGATAGTCGATGCAGGGCAAAACACTAACAATCCCGACAGCGAGAGCCTTCCGCCCGCTACTGGAGCCGGCGCGGTATAAGGGTGCCTACGGCGGGAGAGGCAGCGGGAAGTCGCATTTCTTTGGCGAGTTGATGGTTGAAAGCTGTCTGGCCGAACGCGGGACATTAGCCGTCTGTATTCGTGAAGTTCAAAAGACACTCACGCAATCCAGTAAACGGCTGGTTGAAAGCAAAATAGCATCGTTAGGTGTCGGCAGTGAGTTCAAGATATTCAACGACAAGATCGAAACCCCAGGTGATGGGCTAATCATCTTTCAAGGAATGCAGGATCATACTGCTGAGTCAATTAAATCCTTGGAAGGCTACAAGATTGCATGGATCGAGGAAGCGCAGACATTCAGCGCGCGTTCGTTAGCGCTGCTCCGGCCGACAATTCGTGTAGAGGACAGCGAGATATGGGCGGGCTGGAACCCGCGCCGCAAGTCGGATGCTATTGATGATTTTCTGCGAGCCAAGAAACCCGCTGGTTCGATTGTCGTCAAGGTAAACTGGCAAGACAATCCGTGGTTCCCGGCGGTGCTTGAACAAGAACGCAAACTGGACTTTGAGCTTTATCCCGATCGGTACGATCATATTTGGGGCGGCGATTACGCCAAGGCATTCGAGGGCGCTTATTTCTCGAAGGGGTTGGCGGAGGCGAGAGCCACAGGCCGCATAGGACGTGTTACCGCCGACCCGTTACTGCCATTGAGAGCGTTCTTTGATTTGGGTGGCAGTGGTGCAACTGCCGATGCGATGGCAATTTGGATAGCGCAGTTTGTCGGGCAGGAAATCCGCGTGCTGGACTATATCGAGGGTGTCGGGCAAGTGCTGGCCTACTATGTGAATGAGCTACGCCGTCGCGGCTATCAAAAAGCAATTTGCATCTTGCCGCATGACGGCGTGAACGAAAATAACATCACCGGCAAGAAGTACGCGGAGCATTTGCGGGATGCTGAATTCGACGTACCTGAGCCGATCAAGAACCAAGGCAGGGGTGCCGCCGGTATGCGTATTGAGGCTGTACGGCGACTGCTACCTAAATGCTGGTTCAATGAAGTGACAACCGAGTCCGGGCGTGACGCGCTGGGCTATTACCATGAGCGCAAGGACGAAACGCGAGTGATCGGACTTGGGCCGGATCACGACTGGTCCTCACATTGCGCAGATGCGTTTGGCCTGATGTGTATTTGTTACGAGGAACCGTCGCGCAAGAAAGCCTTCGACCGCAAACTTGAGTATCCAAGAATGGGGGTAGCTTGATATGAAGAAACTACCAAAAACTATAGCTGTGACTGAAAGAGAAGGTGGAGAATGGCTTCTGTTTGAAGAATTTAAGGGCGGGAAAATTGGGAATGTTCACTCAATTAAATTTGAGAATGGTCTTATTTGGGATTGCGTAAATGGTTGGCGTGTCACCAAGCTGGAATACCCGAGGATGGGCGTTGCATGAAAATAGATGAACAATCGAAAAAGACTACCGAGCAAATAGTTTATGATCTTGCTACGTTAAGGAAGAATAAGCAGGCTGCTGATAAAGAGTTTATCAAACAGCTTACTAATGAGTGGATGGAATGGCGACGGGCGAAGGAAATAGACCGCGCCTATGAAGATATTCAATGGCTGATGAATAGAATCAGCGAATTAGATGTCTAAACTCTCCGAAGATAAACTGAAAGCTATCCTGGCGTCCGAGCGCGCGGACGCGTTGGCTGCGAATAATGCTTCCAAGCTGACGGAAGCTCGCGCCGACGCAATGGATTATTATCTTGGCGACGTGTCCAAGGACTTGCCCGATCAGGACGGTCGTTCGCGCGCCGTCTCGATGGACGTAGCCGATACCATCGAGGGCATGATGCCGCCGTTGATGGAGATATTCACGGGCGGAGATGAGGTTGTCCGGTTCGAGGCTGTTGGGGGGGAAGATGTCGAGGCCGCCGAACAGGAAACCGCCGTTGTTAATCATGTATTCATGCAGCAAAACCCCGGCTTTATGGTGCTCTATAGCTTCATCAAAGATTCTCTGCTTTCCAAGAACGGCATAGTCAAAATCTGGTGGGAGAAAGGCGAGCGCGAGACCAGGGAAACCTATTACGATCAGTCCGATGATACGTTCGCCGTGCTGGTTGCGAAGGAGGGGGCTGAGGTTGTCGAGCACACAGAAAAAGACGCGCCTGATTATGTGGCTGACCCCGACAATCCAGATGCAGATAGGCCAAAGCTGCACGATGTAACGATTGCGTTCAAGAACGAATATAGCTGTGCGAGGGTTGAAGCGGTGCCGCCGGAGGAATTCGGCATATCGAGACGGGCTAGAAGCATCAAGGATACCAATTACTGCTTCCATGAAGTGACCAACAGAACGGAAGCTAGCCTGATCGCAGACGGCTACGACAAGCGCCAGATTCAGTCATTACCGACCTATTCCTCGCTCGGCTCAACCGAAGATCAAGCCCGCGATACCGTGGACGAGAATACCAAAGCTGAGGGCGATGAGGGAATCAACAAAGCCGCTAGGCCAATTCGGATTACCGAGCATTGTATCGAGTTGGATTACGAACAGAACGGGAAGCCTGCTTTATATCAGATTACGACCGGCGGTGAAGATGGAATAATTCTGAAAAAGGACGGTGAGATACAAGTTAGCAGGATCGACTATATCCCGTACGCCTGCATGACGCCGGTTATCATCACACATAGGTTTTTCGGACGGTCAATTGCCGATCTGGTGATGGACATTCAGCGGATCAAAACAGCTGTTTTGCGTGCTTTGCTGGACAATGCTTATCTGTCGAACTTCCCGCGCCCTGAAATCGCCCAAAGTCATGCCAGCGATACCACGCTGGACGATCTATTGGCGTGGCGGCCGGGTGCTCCGATCCGTACAAAGTCTCCCGGCGGGTTGGTGTGGCAGCAAGTCCCCAACATCGGCGCTCAGGTCTACCCGCTCATTCAGTACATGGATGCGACAAGGGAATGGCGTACCGGCGTTACCCGTCAGGGGCAGGGGGTTGATGCGGATGCGCTGCAAAATCAGACGGCAACAGCGGCTAATCAGTTCTATACGGCGGCACAAGCCAGGATAAAGCTGATTGCTCGCATTTTTGCGGAAACCGGCATTCGTGACCTGTTCTCGCTTCTACATGCCTGCATCCGCAAGAACGGCAAGGAAGCCTATACGGTCAAACTCCGCAACAAGTGGGTGCCGATCGATCCAAGGCAATGGAAAACCCGCAACGACATGACGATCAATGTTGGTTTGGGGACCGGCAGCAAGGCGGAACGGCTGCAACAGTTGATGGTGCTGATTAGCGCGCAGGAAAAGGCGGCTTTGGGCGGTATGACGAATCTAGTCCAGCCTAAGCACTTCTATAATTCAGCCAAGGAACTTGTGAAGCTGATCGACTTGAAAGCAGTCGATCAATATTTTAGCGATCCCGAGACGACGGAAGCGGCTCCTACGCCGCCTGATCCCAAGCTCATCGAAATTCAGATGAAGGCCGAGATCGAAAAGTTGCAGGCGCAAGCCGACATTGAGACGCAAAAGGTCAAAACTCAGTCCGAAATTCAGTTAGCGCAGGCCAAGTTTGAATTCGACCGTGAATTGAAGATGCTCGATCACCAGATGAAGATGAAAGAGCATCAGCTGGATATGTTCAGCAAGGCATCGCAGGGCGGTGGTGCCGAAGGCGGCGAAGGCCAGCCCATGAACGGCGGCGGCAATATGATGGCACCGCTATTTTTTGAGGTAGTTGAGCACCTACGCAAGGCTAGTGGGCCAAAGACGATTACAAAAACCAATCCTGACGGGACAAAGACAAGTTGGACCTCGGAAACGGTGAATTGACATGGCTATACAATTTTCTGTCGCGGTAAGAAATGCAATGCTGGACGCCATTGAGACGGCAACTGGTGTAAGTGCGATTCTGAAAATCAAGACAGGTGCAGCGCCAGCAACTTGTGCGACGGCTGATTCAGGTACAGTGTTATCGACAATAAATTTAGCATCAGATTGGGCCAGTGCGGCTTCAACCGGCACGAAAGTCTGGTCGAGTCTGCCGGTCGAGGATACGTCGGCTGATGCTACTGGGACGGCTGCTCATTTCAGGCTCTATGCCTCCGATGGAACGACTTGCCATGAGCAGGGGACCGTAACCGCGACTGGCGGCGGCGGTGATATTGAGGTCGATAGTACGGCTTTTGTAGCCGGGCAGACGTTCAGAATTACCGCATGGACCTGGACTGCGCCTAACGCATAAGAACTTAAATGGCAAAACTCTACTCCCGCGCAAAAATGTCGGTCTCCGGTACTCCGGGGACCGGGGCGATTACGCTCCTAGCAGCGTACTCTAATTTCTTTCTGACGTTCGCGGAAGCCGGCGTCCAGAATGCGGATGTCGTTCCGTATGTGGTCGAGGACGGAACCGATTTTGAGTTCGGAATCGGAACCTACACCGCAGCGGGGACCTCGCTCTCGCGTGATACCGTGCGCGCCTCCAAGATCGCAGGTGTTGCCGGCACGACCAAGCTCACACTGACCAGCGCGGCGGTCGTCTATATTGATGCAGCAGCGCTTGATCTGCTCTCGATTACTGAAACACAGACGGCGAATTTCGTATTCGCGGGGCCTACATCCGGCGGGGCGGCGGCTCCTACATTCCGGGCGTCGGTTCTTGCCGATCTTCCTGCGGCGTATGCGACATCTGGCCAAATCGCGTTTCCCGCCACGCAAAATGCTTCCGCCGATGCCAACACACTAGATGACTACGAGGAAGGAACTTTCACCCCGACGATTACATTCGCTACGGCGGGCGATCTTAATGTTGTTTATAGTACTCAAGTAGGGCGTTACACTAAAATAGGCAGAGTGGTATTTATTGATGTTTTAATTATCACCACCACTTTTACACACACTACGGCGAGTGGAAACTTTAAGATTGCCAGCCTCCCATTCACATTTGCCAATGATGCAGTAGATGCCTATGGTAACTTGCGGTGGCAAGGAATTACCCTCGCTGGCTATACTCAGATGGTGTCAAAGACAGTCGTGAACACGACCCAAGCCGAGATTCGTGCAAGCGCATCCGGTAGCAATGTAGCGGTTATTACTACCGCAGAAATGCCCTCGGGGGGTAATGTTCAAATAGGCTACAGTCAAGCCGGTGTTGTGTGAAATGGAGAAGAATATGATTGAAAAGAAAACCATCATCGACCAGATCGAAATCACTCGATCTGGAACTATCCAAATCCGCTTCGGTCTCTTGCTTGTCGAGGACGGGGTGGAAATCGACTGTAAGTGGCATCGCACCGTGATCGAGCCTGGTGGAAACGTTGACGCACAGATTGCAGCAGTGAATACTCATTTGCAATCGATGGGGAAGGCCGAGCTAGTCGATGCCGCCAGCCTTGATACACTCAGGTCGGTCGTGGCACTAGTGCATACGCCGGAAGCGAAGTCCCTCAAACCAACGGAGAAATCACAATGAGTAACTTTCGTCGGGTGATCGCAACCGCTGCAATCATCTTTTGTACATTTTTCTTGATGGCACCCGCCGCAAGAGCCGGAGAATTGGTATCGTTGGGGTCTCAAGGCGATGCGTTGAGATTGAACGATCCTTTGAATACCGGAGCTTTTAATTGCTCGGGCGATGGTCCTGACAGCGGCAAGGTTACTAAGACGTACACAATGCCGCAAACGATCCAATTAAAGGGCGTCGTATTTTTCCCCGGTGCCTGGAATCGCGTAGTCGCCGATATTGGATGGCGGCTCATAAACATCACGACCAACAAGGTGATCTACTGGACGAATTGGGACCATTATCCGGCCCCGCAATTGGATGCGCAAACCGGCGGACCAGGCGGCCCGCTGATCCCTCAACAAGTTCAGATGTGGTTTCCGTCTGGTGACTATATGACCTTATCGCAAGGTGATGTCATCGAGTTGCAAGTCTATTGCAAAAACTATGTACATTTTGGTTTCGCAGTCCAGGCCCATGTCGCGGCGACGCTTTACGGCGTGGTAGTTCCGTGATGACTAGATGAAGCCATAGGTTTGAAGCTTACCGTCACGTAAAATTCTGGTGGTCTGAATGCCCGGCCATAGAGCGATCACCGAAGTCGCATAACTGAGCCCCTACCAGGAGATCAACTAAATGCTCTCCTTCCGCCCCATAGCATCAGCACCGCTGGTTACGGGGCCTGCTTCTGATTTAAGAACTGGCACTGCCAGTCAGACGCTAGGCGCGTTTACGCAAGTATCAACTGGCAAGCTGATAATTCAAGGTACGGCTGCTCAAACGATAGGAGCATTTACCCAAAGCACGGCCGGAAAACTGATTATCCAAGGCCAAGCCGCACAAACGCTTGGTTCGTTTACGCAGTCCGCTACCGGAAAACTAATTATCTCGGGTATAGCTGCGCAAACGGTAGGTAATTTTACTCAATCCGCTGCTGGAAAACTAATAATTCAAGGAACGGCGGCACAAACTCTAGGTTCATTTAATCAAACCGTCTTATCCGTTGGCATATTAGCTCCGCAAGTTGGCAGGATTACTGGCGGCACGTTCTCGCGCGGTAAATGGCGCAGACTCAAGGAAGCGGAGGAAGCGGAACGGAAGGCAAGAGAACTTGCCGCCAAGCGCAAGCGTGTAGAGCGCAGGGAGGCGATGGAGAAGGCCGCTAAGGAAGCAAGGGCGGCCATTGAAGCAGCCAGACTAGCCGAAGATCAGAACTTCGCTCTCGATCAGTATCTTCGGATGATGACGCAATCGCTAGAGGCCATGAATGCGGCGAAAACCTTAGCCGAAACTACCCAAATGGCGGACGCCGCAAGAGCCTACGCACTGCAAGCCCAAAAAGCCGTCGCTGATAATGACGACGACGAGGCCATAGCCATGTTGCTGGTCGCATGACGGATGAAATCACTCTCAGACGGCAGATGGATCGTGCCGCCAAAGCGCAAAATATCATCAATGATGATTTGCTGAAGGAAGCATTTGCGGTCATCGAGACGGATTATATCAGACTGTGGAAGGGTTCGCTTCCTGGTGATCGCGAGGCAAGAGAGCAATTATTTTTTGCAATCAGTGTCATCGACAAAGTGAAGCAGCATCTAATTACGGTTTTGAATGACGGCAAGATGGCGCAGCGAGACCTAGACGATTTCTTAACCCTACAGGCACGCAAAGCAGGAGCGCAGTGAAATGGCCGATACAGAAATCCAAGCCCCTGAAACCACCGGAACAGAACTTCCGGCCTTCACCCCGGCTGGCGAAAAAGACCTTGGAGCGCGTGAGGCGGCGAGGGGACTTGCCAAATGGCGGCAAGATCGTGTAAGAAGCGAAGCAGAAGATAAGCTGAAGGAACCGGCCGGCGCAAAATCAGCAGCCGAAGTTTCTTCGGATACCGAAACACCCGCGCAAGCGGATGACGCCGCCCCTCTCCCCGAGGCTCCCGGCGAGACCAAGGAAAAGCCCGAACCGGCGGAAACGCCCCCCATCGAGGCTCCGAGGTCTTGGACGAAAGCGGAAAAGGAAGAATTCGCAACCTACCCTCGCGAAGCGCAAGAGAAGATCGCGCGTCGTGAACAGGAACGCGATCGAGCCGTCCGCCAGAGTCAAAATGAGGCCGCTGAAATCCGTAAGGCCGTCGAGGCCGAAAAGGAAGCGGTAGCAAAGGCAAGGGAGCATTACGACACCGCACTCCCAGCATTGTTGCAAACTCTACAACAGCAGCAGGCAGGAGAGTTCTCCGACATCAAGACGATGGAGGACGTGACTCGTCTCGCAAGAGAGGACTGGCCTAGATATATCCTATGGGACGCCGGGCAAAAGAAACTAGCCGCCGTCCAACAGGAAATCAGGTCATCCCAGGAACGCCGTCAGACTGAATATAAGGCGGAATGGGAAAAGTTCTCGAAGCGAGAGGATGAACTGTTCATCGAGAAGGTGCCGGAACTGGCCGACAAGGAAAAATTCAGCAAAGTCGGCGATGCGGCTCTCGGGGTGCTCAAGGACAAGGGATTTACCGATACCGAGTTAGGCCAACTTTGGAGCGGACAGCGCAATATCAGTTTGCGCGATCACCGCCTGCAATTGTTGGTGCATGATTCGGTCAGGTACTCCCAAGCCCAAGAGGCTGCCAAAAAAGCAGCTGCCAAGCCATTGCCCGCAGTTCAGAAGCCCGGAGTCGCACAGCCAAAAGGGGCGGCTGTGGATGCTCAACTGGAAGCCCTGAAAGCGAAAGCTGAAAAATCCGGGAATCCCCGCGATATGGCTAAATTCGTAGCCGAGCGCAGGAGACTTGCCCGGTAAAGAAAGGGCACAATGGCTCTACCAACCAATACCTTCACCACCTATAGCGCGATCGGCAATCGGGAAGATTTGTCGGACGCAATTTATCGGGTGGAACAGACCAAGACGCCGTTTCTAAGTGCTTGCGACAAGACCAAGGCAACGGCGGTAAATCACGAATGGCAAACTCAGGCACTCGCCGCCGCTGGGGATAACTTCGTTCTTGAAGGCGACGACGCCACGACCGATGCGGTGACGGCAACCGTCCGGCTCGGCAACATCTGCCAAATCTCGGACAAGGTGGCCCGTGTCACCGGCACGCAACAGGCAGTCGAACATGCCGGGCGTGACGACGAAATGGCCTATCAGGAAATGATGCGTGGTATCGAACTAAAGCGCGATCAGGAACGCGCTTTGATCGGTGTCAATGTCGCCAAGGTGACCGGCGATGGAACCACGGCCCGGAAATTGGCTTCGATCCTGACATGGATCGGGACCAATGACGACTTCGGGGCCGGTGGTGGCGCATCACCGACTACGCTTGACGGACTAGCAACCCGTACCGATGGCACGCAACGGGCTTTCACCGAAGCTCAACTGAAAACCGTCCTACAGCTTATTTGGGCGCAAGGTGGCGATCCGAATAACATCTATGTGGGCGGTTTCAACAAGGGGCAGTTCTCGACCTTCACTGGCCGGGCAACCCCAACCGAAGAAACCAAGTCTAAAAAGATCGTTGCCAGCGTCGAGGTGTATGAAGGTGACTTTTCCACCCTCAAAGTCATCGCCAGTCCGAACTCCCGCACCCGCGACTGTCTGATCCTACAGATGGATATGTGGGGCGTGGCGTATCTGACGGGACGCAAGATGGTCTCAACTGACCTTGGCATTACCGGCGATTCGGCGAGGCGGCAAATCCTCTCCGAATACACGCTGGAAGCCCGCAACGAAAAAAGCTCAGGCGGCGTGTTCGACCTGACAACCTCGTAAAGGAGGGTAGAATGTCAACCATCTATACCTTCCATGACGAATGCCCTGCAATCACGACTGTTGCCTCCAATGACTTGATGCTGATTTACGATGTCGGTGCCAAGACCACGAAACGAGCGACGGTCGAGCAGATTCTAGGGCTAACGGGTGGTGGCGAGGTCAGCACGAATACTGCCCTCGGCACCGATGCGTTGGAATCGAACACGACTGGCGCGAACA